TTTGGGCCGTCGGCGATCGGCGAGGTCAGAGAGCAGGCGAAGCAATACGCCAATTTGGCGGTGTTGGTGCTCACCAAGATCGCGGACAACAGCCTGAGCGAAACCGCCCGGGTGGCCGCTCACAAGGCGCTGATCAAGCGCGAATGCGGGACGGTCGGAACCGCCAGGATGCCGGACGAGATGCGCGAAAAGCCGCTCGGCAAGAAGGAGCAGGCGCAGCGGGCCGCTGAGGCGGCAGCGCAAGGGCGCTGGGCTGTTCCGGAGCCGCCGCGTAGAACGCAGGCGGTACAGTGATCGTCGCTCCCTGGTGGTCGACGGCGTGCGAGGATTGGGAGCAGCGGATCGTTGAAGGCCGGTCGCTTATTCCGATCGCGCCGTTGTTTACGGCCCAAGCCGAGGCCGCGCTCGAGCGGTTCAAGTCGCTGCGGCTCGTCGATGTGGCCAACCGGCCGACGATGGGCGAGTCGTGCAAGCCATGGGCGACCGATCTCGCGGGCGCGATCTTCGGAGCCTACGACCCGGAAACCGGCATCAGGTGGATCAACGACTTTCACCTCGACATCGCCAAGAAGAACATCAAGTCGACGCTCGCCGCCGGCGTGATGTTGACGGCACTGAGCATCAACTGGCGTGAGTCCGGCGAGTTCTACATTCTCGCCCCCACGAAGGAGATCGCGGACAATTCGTTCTTCCCGGCGCGCGACATGGTCAACGCCGATGAAGAGCTCAAGGCCTTGATGCACGTGCAGCCGAACTTTCGGATGATCACGCACCGGAAGACCGGAGCTTTCCTCAAGGTGGTGGCGGCCGACTCGGAAACGGTCGGCGGCAAGAAGACCATCGGGTTGTTCATCGACGAACTGTGGCTGTTCGGCAAGCGCGCGAACGCCGAACCGATGATCCGCGAAGCGAAGGGCGGATTGGCCTCGCGGCCGGAAGGGTTCGTTATTTCGGCATCGACCAAGCCCGACGCACCGCCGGCCGGCGTCTATGCCCAGCGCCTGGAATACTTCCGCGCCGTGCGCGACGGCAGGATCAGCGATCCGCGTAGCCTCGGCGTCCTCTACGAATATCCGAAGCGCTTCATCGAAAGCGGGGACTACAAGAAGCGCGAATATTTCTACATCCCGAACCCGAATCTCAACGTCTCCGTCAGCGAGCAATATCTCGTCGACGAGATGGCCAAGGCGCAACACGCCGGCCGCTCGTCGCTGATCAACTTCTTCGCCAAGCACCTCAACGTCGAACCGGGAATGGCCGAGCGATCGGACTCCTGGGCCGGCGTGCTGGTGTGGGAGCGGGGAATCGACAAGACGCTCACGCTCGATGCGCTTCTCGATCGCTGCGAAGTCGTGACGGTCGGGATCGACGGCGGCGGCCTTGACGATTTGCTCGGCATCGCGGTGATCGGCCGCGAGAAGGTGACCAAGCGCTGGCTCGGTTGGGCGCATGCGATGATCAGCGACGTCGGCATCGAGCGGCGCAAGGCGAACATCGTCGACTACGACAAGTTCGAACAGCAGGGCGATCTGACCAAGTTCATCTACGTCAAGCCGGAAGACGTGACCAAGATCGGAACACCGATCAACATCCGCTACTGTGTCGATCTGGTGAAGAAGATCAAGGATCGCGGGTTGCTCGGCGGGGTCGGCGTCGACCGTATCGGCATCGGCGCCATCGTCGATGCGCTCGCCGAGATCGGCGTGACTCAGGAAGGCGACGACCACGAGCTCGATAGCGTCTCGCAAGGCATCGCGCTCATGGGCGCGATCAAGACGCTGGAAATCAAGCTCGCGGACTATTCGTTCTGTCACTGCGGTTCCGACATGCTCGCCTGGTGCGTCGGCAATCTTCGTGTGGTCGCGACGCGAACCGCGATGATGGTGGCAAGAGACGAGGCGGGCTTCGGCAAGGTCGATCCGTTCATGGCGCTCGCAGATGCGGCGCAGTTGATGAGCTTAAATCCGACTGTCGCCGCCGGCGGCTCCTATCTCGATCGCGAGCCATTACTCGTCCTCTGAGGTCTTCATGTTCAAGTCGATCGCCATCGGTGCCGCGCGCGCGGTGCCGGAGCTTATCCGCGACGTCATCGCGCTCGGCGCCGCCGGCGCCATCGCCTATGGGGTATGGCTGATCTATCAGCCGGCAGGCTTCGTCGTCGGGGGAATACTTGTGCTGTTCGGCCTGTATCTGCAGGTCGCGGGCAGCCGGACACATGCGGGCGGCTGATTGAATGGCCGGGTTGTTCCGAACGATGGCGGCTGGGCTCGAAGCCAAGGCGGACATCCGCTATGGCGGGCTTGAGCTGTGGAAGGACATCTTCGGCGGCGCCGCGGTCAAGTCCGGCGTTTCGGTGAATGTGCAGACCGCGCTGCAGACGACGACGGTTCTCGGCTGCGCGCGTCGGATTACAGAAGCGCTAACCGTTCCTTGCAAGCTGTATCGCAAGGATCCGCGCACCAAAAGCCGCGAGGAAGCCTCGGATCACGAACTGTACGAGATCATTGCCGACGAGCCGAACGATCTGCAGGACGGGTTTGGGTATCGCGAGACGATCGGGCTGCATCTCGCGCTTTGCTTCAACCACTATTCGTTCATCGGGACGCTGGGCGGCAAGATCGACGAGTTGATTCCGATCGAGCCGCACCGGGTCGAGCCGAAGCTCGGCAGCGATTTCCGCATGAAATACCGCGTACAGATGCTTGATGGCAGCTACGCGATCTTCGACCAGGAGGAAATCTGGCACATCCGCGGGCCGTCGTGGAACGGTGCTGTCGGCATGGATGCGATCAAGTTGTTGCGCGAAGCGATCGGTCTCGCCATCGCGACGGAGGAGACGCACGCACGGTTGCACAGCAATGGCGGTCAGCCCGGGGGCATCCTGACGACCGAGAAGGAGCTTGGCAAAGACGCCCGTGACCGCCTGAAAGAGATGTGGGCGAATTCGTACCAGGGAGTCGCCAACAAGTTCCGAACGCTCGTGCTGGATAACGGGCTCAAGTGGGAACCCATGATGATGAAGGGCGTGGACGCCCAGCACATCGAGCTTCGCCAGTTCCAGGTTGAGGAAATCTGCCGCGGCTTTGGCGTCATGCCGATCATGGTCGGCTACTCCGGAGACAAGGCGCCGACCTTCGCATCCGCCGAGCAGATGTTTCTGCAGCACCTGGTGCACACCGTGCGACCGTGGCAGTCGCGAGTCGCGTCGTCCATGCGGCGCTGGCTATTGTCGAAGGAAGATCGTCGGGCAGGCTATTACATCCGCTTCGTCGACGCTGACTTCATGGCGCCCGACATGAAGTCGAAGGCCGAATACAACAAGATCGCGCTCGGCGGCGGCGGCAATCCGGGCTGGCGCAAGATCAACGAAGTTCGCGCCGACGACGAGGATGGGCAGGTGCCGGGTGGCGACAACATCTTCGCGCCCGTCAATGTGGGTCCGATCGGCGCCGATGGCGTGCCGATGATTGCGAAGCAGCGGCCGGCAGCATCGGCTGGGGGTTGACATGGAACATCTCAATCTCGGGTTTGAGATCAAGTTCGCTTCCGGTGCGCCGGACGGTACCTTTTCCGGATACGGTGCCGTGTTCGGCAACGTCGATTCCTACGGCGACGTGATCGAAAAGGGCGCGTTTAAGGACACGCTGCGGGACTGGGAAGGCAAGGGAAAGTATCCACCCATGCTCTTGCAGCACGGCGGCGGATTCCTCGGCAGCGCCGACGACATGCTGCCGGTCGGCAAGTGGACCAAAATGGAAGAGAACAGCAAGGGCCTCAAGGTCGAGGGCCAGTTGTTTGCTATGTCGACCGAGCGTGGCCAGTACATTTACGAAGGCCTGAAAGCCGGCACGCTCGATGGACTGTCGATCGGCTATGAGGTCAAGGAGTTTGTCGCCGGCACGAAGCCGGGCGAGCCGCGTCGCAAACTGACCGGCATCGATCTGTGGGAACTGTCGATCGTGACATTTCCGGCGAACGACAAGGCTCGCGTTGGTGCCGTCAAGGCGGCAGATCGCATCAAGACAATTCGTGAATTCGAGGACTTCCTGCGGGACGTTGGAGGTTTCTCGCATGCTGCCGCGAAGGCAATCGCCTCGCGCGGTTTCAAGTCGTCGGAACCTCGGGATGAGGACGGCGCGATGAGCGACCTGCTGCGCACGCTTCGCGAGGCGCGGTCCGGTCTTTCCGCAACCTGATCCCGAGAGGCAATCATGCCCGAACTCAAGGAAGTCCTGGACGACGTCCAGAAGGAAGTGAAGAGCTTCGGCGACAACGTCAAGGCGCTGAAGGATTCCATGGAAAAGGACCTCAAGTCGGTCCGCGATCTTGCCGAGAAGGCTGGCAAGGACGCTGCCGAGGGCACGCAGCTCAAGGCGGATCTGAAAGCGCTGACCGAAGGTGTCGCCGCCAAGCACGAGGCTATCGAGAAGCAGGTCAAGGAAATCGAGGCGAAGGCGGTCAAGGCCGCCCAAGATCGCCTCGACGAGATCGAAAAGAAGCTCAATCGCGTCCGCTTCGGCGGTTCCGGCACCGGCGAGCCCGACTCCGAGATGAAGTCGGCGCGGGACTTCCATCGGACCGTGCTCGCGGCCCGCGGCGAGCTCAAGGCCGGCACCGACGTGTCGGACGACAAGATCAACTTCGAGGAGATCAAATCCTATCGGCCCGCCTTCGCGCTCTATGCCCGTCGCGGCGATCGCGATCCGCAGTTCGACGGCAAGTCCATGTCGGTCGGCTCCGATCCGGACGGCGGCTACTTCGTCACGCCGTACATGTCGCCTCGGATCCTGTCGATCATCTACGAGTCCTCGCCGATCCGGCAGCTCGCGACGGTCGAGACAATCTCCACGGATGCGGTTGAATACCCGATCGACGATGGCGAGGCCGGTGGCGGCTGGGTCGGAGAGCAAGAGACGCGATCCGAGACGACGACCCCGCAGGTCGGCGTGCAGCGTATTCCCGTCCACGAGCTCTATGCCCAGCCGAAGGCGACGCAGAAGCTGCTCGAGGATGCCTCGGTCGATATCGAGGCGTGGCTGGGAAGCAAGATCGGCCAGCGCTTCGGCCGTCTCGAGGCGACCGCCTTCGTGGGCGGAAACGGCATCAAGCGGCCCCGCGGGTTCCTGACCTATCCAAACGGTACCACGCGCGGAACGATCGAGCAGATTCCCAGCCGCGATGCCACGGACCTGACCTTCGATGGTCTGATCAAGCTGATGGTGGCGCTGAAGGAGGAATACGCGGCAGGTGCCGCGTTTCTGATGAAGCGCGCGTCCGTCGGCAACGTCATGCTGCTCAAAGATGGTAATGGGCAGTACATCTGGCGCACCGACAACCAGGCCGGCAAGCCGAGCGTTCTTTTGGGAGCGCCCGTGTACCAGGCTGCGGACATGGCTACCGTCGGCGCCGGCGCTCTTGCTGTCGCCTATGGCAACTTCCGCCAGGGCTACACGATCGTCGATCGCCTCGGCATCTCCGTGCTGCGCGACCCGTTCACGGCGAAACCGTTCGTGCAGTTCTATACGCGCAAGCGGGTCGGCGGCGACGTGACGAACTTCGAAGCAATCAAGCTGCAGGTCGTCAGCGCGGCTTAACGCATCGCGAACTGCGCCCGGCTTTCCTGGGCGCGTCAACCCTATCCATTCAGATCAAGGAGACACGCAGATGCGTGACCTGATGAACAACATCGACGTCAAGCGGGGGATTTCGCCCGCCGTCGTCACGAACGCCAATACCGCGTTCGTGTCGCAAATCCTCGACACGCTCGGCCTCAAGAGTGCGACGTTCGTCCTTCTGACCGGGTCGCTGTCGGACGCCAACGCGACGTTCACGGTGCTTGCCGAGGAGGGCGACAACTCGGCCCTGTCGGACAATACCGCGATCGCCGACGCCAACCTGCTTGGTACCGAAGCGCTGGCGACGCCGCTCTTCTCTGACGACAACAAGTGTTTCAAGCTCGGGTTCATCGACACAAAGCGCTACATCCGCGTCACGGTGACGCCGGCCGGCAACGACGCCGGCGACGTCTATCTCGCGGGCGCATGGATCACCGAGCCCGATCTGCGGCCGACTGCCAACCCGCCTGCGTAAGCGCTATCCAGCAACATCCGAGCGCATCAGCGCTAGACGGCGGCGGGGACGCCATGCCCCGCCGGTTCGTCGCAGCAAAGGAGAATGATCATGGCCGACAATACCTATGGGCCCAAAGTTTACCGCAAGCAGGGTGGTGACGAGCAGGTCATCGCCAGTGGCGGAACGCTCACGGCCGAAGCCGGCGCCATCGTCAACTTGGCCAACGCGTTGACGACCGAAGGCCTGGGCGCCAAGAACGGCGCGACCGTGACGGCGGTCGAATACGGCAACGGCGTCGTGCACAAGACCGTGCTGACATTCACGGCGACTCCGGTGACGATCACCGATGACGCCGGCGTGGCCCAGTATGGCAGCACCGGAAAGATTTACGACTTCCCGGACGGGGCAATCGGGATTCTGGGCTGCGTCGTCGACGGCGACCTGACCCTTGGGACGACCGGCACCATCACCGACACCTACGCGGGCGGCGTCGCCATTGGGACCGCGACGGCGACGACCGGCAACACCCTGACGTCGACCGAAGCCGACATCATGGCGGAGAACGATGTTGCGGCGGCGGTCGCAAAGGTTGCAGCCATCGCGGCCGCTTCGGCGGGTATGACGGTGCTGAACGGCACCGGCACTGCCAAGGATGCCTACCTGAACTTCGTCATCGACGACAGCGCCAGCCACACGTCCGGTACCGGCACGTTCACTGGTGTTGTGACCATCAACTGGATCAATCTCGGCGACGTGGCGTGATGAAAGTCACCGTGTTGAAATCCTTCCCCTACGCGCATGACGGTTTGCGGACCGTCATGCTGCAGGCCGGGACTGATCAGGAGATCAGGGACGAGCTCGTGTCGGGGCTCGTCGCTGCCGGCAACATCGAAGAGCCGAAGCGCAAGGCGCCAGCGACAGGCGAGCGCCCGCGGGCGCTGTTCGAGACCGCGGCGTTGAGCGGGCCGGTGTCCGATGTCCCGTCCGCGGCTGCCGCCCCGGAACGCAAGCCGAAGCGCTGACCGACATGCTCACCATCCCGTCCCCCAATACGGATCGGCTGCTGTTGACCGATGCGGAGATTGCCGCGGCGATACCGAATGTGGCTGGGCCGGTTCTGGCGAAGCTCAACGCGCGCGTGTCGGCGGCGATCGTTCGGGCGTGCCATGTGGCGGCGGCGGGTGCGATCCCGCCGACGCTGCGCCTCGAGGAAGTGGTCGACACTTATCGTCTCAAGTCGCACCAGAAAGCGCTGATCTTGTCGCGACGGCCGGTCGTCTCGGTGACATCGCTTGTCGAGGGATCGACGACGCTGGCGGAAGATGTCGACTTCGAAGTCGAGGCGGATGCGGGCCTGCTCTATCGCCTATCGGGGGATGAACGCGTGTGCTGGTCATCCGGCAAGGTCGTGATGACCTATTCGGCCGGGTGGGCGACGGTGCCGGATGATCTTCGGCTCGCCGCCGAGAAGCTGGCGCAGGTCTTCCATTCGGAAGGCGGTTCGGGCGGATCGGGGCTGAAGCGCGAGTCGATCCCAGGCGTGATCGAGCGCGAATGGTGGGTAGGCCCGTCCGACGATCCGGCCATCCCGCAGGAGATCCTGGACCTGCTCGGGCCCTACACGAACCACTGGGTGGGTTGACATGGACAATCCCGGCATTCGCACACTTGGCGACGTCGCGCTCGCTGCCATCAACGCAGCGACGGCAGGGGCCGTGGTGACCTTGGCAGCCGACGAGCAGGGCGTGACGCAACCCTATGTCGATCGGCTGCAGGGCGCCGTGGCGGTGCTGATCTCGGCGAGCTTCACGTACGGCGCCGGCGGCGACACGCTCAAGGTGGTGGTCGAGACAACCCCGGACCAGGGGACGACATGGGTGGAGGTGGCTCGCTTCGCCTTCGCCATGGCATCAGCGCAGAAGGTCGCAAACCTGTCCGCCTTGACTCCGGTCGCGGTGTACACGCCGGCGGCGCTGTCCGACGACACGGTCAAAGACGGGATCATCGGCGATCGTTTCCGCGCCCGCATCATCAAGGGGGCAGGGGCGGCCTACTCTGGGAATACCGGGCTGACGTTGCGGATCCACGTGAGATGATGCGACGTCTGCTCGCGCTCCTGATGTTAGGTGCCACGGTCGCTTTGTCATACGGGCTGGCGCGGATAGGTGAGCCGCAGTCACTATGGCTGTGGCGCGACATGTTGGGCATCGTCCAATGAACGCCGATGCCATCAAGGCGGCCTATGCCGCGAACCTGCATGAGACCGTCGTCGTTCGCAGGTTTTCCGGCGCCGGACCGTTGCGGTCACGGTTTGACGTGTCCGCCCGTGCCCGGGTGTTGCCGGATTCGGAAGCCCGCAAGTTGGTCGCTGACCTCAAGGTGGCGGAGCTGGTTGTGATCCTGCTAGTCGACGATTTGATTTTGTGCGGCCTCACCTTGCCGTTGCTCGATGGCGACAAAGTCGTGGTGAAGGGAGCCGAGCTCGGCCAGGCAATGCACGAATGCCGTACTGCGCCGGACGGAACGCCGGTTGCTTATGTGCTGCGGGTTGGCGGATGACAACCGCGACCCAGGCCTACAGTCTGCTCCGGGCCCGCCTCGAGGCGAATGCGCCAACCTACAGCGGCGCACTCATCCCGCTGCGTTGGCAGAACGAGGACGGCGGGCCGCTGCCCGACACGCCGGCGCCATTCATCTATTGCGAGTTCATCGCCGAGCGCGCCGGGCCGCCAGTTTCTTTCGGTGCCGGCCGTGGCGCCAATACATACCGCAATCCGGCGGTGTTCGATGCTTTCGTGTTCGTGCCAAAGGGGTGGGGTTTGACGCCGGCGACGGATATTGCCGAGTCCGTGGCGGCGTTGTTCCGCTCGTATCGCGATGGCGATGTGTCCTGCTTCGACGCGAGCGTGATGCCGGGCGGCGACGGAGCAAGTCTTAAGCCGCCTGGCCTCTCGTCCGAGGTCGGCAACTACTTTTGGGCTGCAGTCGAAGTCAGCTTGCACTTCGACCAGATTGGCTGACCCGCGGGACGTCCCGCATTCCCTCTGACCATTACGGAGCACGTCCATGAGCGTTTCCGAAGGCGTATCCGCGCGCGTCGCCTACAAGGCGTATTCGACGGGCATCATCACCTCCAATGCGCAGGCGGTGTCATCGAGTGACCCGGGCGCATCTGGTGCGCAGATCCTGCGCCGCACCGGTTGCACGCTGTCCTTGAGCAAGGACACCTACGCGAGCAACGAGGTGCGAACCGATCGGCAGATCGGCGATTTCCGTCATGGTGTTCGCCGCGTGCAGGGCTCGATCACCGGCGAGTTGTCGCCCGGCACCTACTGGGATTTTATCGAGGCGGCCTGTCGCGGCACCGAAACGTCGGCAATCAGCAAGACCGAGTCCGACTATACGAGCGTCACCGCCGACAACGCCACATCCAAGTTCACCTTCGGCGGCGGCAATCCAGTGACGGATGGGTTCAAGGTCGGGATGGTTATCCGATTCACGAACCTCTCGGAGACCGGCAACAACTCCAAGAACTTCATGATCACCGGCTTCGGCGGCTCCAATAACCGCGAGGTCACGGTCTTCCCAGCGCCGACAACCATGAGCTCCGACACGGCCTTCGGCGTCGCGTCGATCGGCAAACGCGTGATCGTGCCGGCGTCCGGCCACGTGTCGCGCAAGTTCGCGGTCGAGACCTATCACGCGGATCTCGACATCGCTCGGCTGTTCACCGAATGCCGTGTCGGCGGCGTCAATCTCGGTCTGCCGGCTTCCGGCATGTCGACGATCGAAATCCCGATGATGGGTCGGGACATGGAGACCTATTCGGCCGGTTCCGCGCCGTTCTTCTCGTCCCCGACGGACGTGACGACGACCGGTATTGCGGCCGCTGTCAATGGGCTGATCCGGGTGCAGGGTGTCGCCCAGGGCGTCATCACAGGGGCCCAGGTCAACATGGCGCTGAATCCGAGCGCCGACCCGGTTGTGGGCCAGAACTTCGTCCCGGAAATCTTTCTCGGCCGCGCCAACGTCACCGGGCAGCTGACGGCGTTCCTCGAGGACTTGACGCTGGTCGACTACTTCCGCAACGAAACAGAAGTGTCGATCCTGCTTCAACTGCTGACGTCATCGGCTGATGCGTCGGATTTCATCACGATCTTCATGCCCAAGGTAAAATTCGGTGACGCCCAGGTCGGTATCGAAGGTGAGGGTGGCGTTCCCATCACCATGCCGTTCCAGGCGCTGCGCTACGGCGGTTCTACCGCCGGTGTCGACACCACCACGATCGCATACTGCGACTCCGCGGCGGCCTGACCCTGATCCGCACGCCAGGGCGGACCATCCAACCCAAACGGTGATCACCGGGGCGGGGGCGTCTGGCGGCGCTCCGGCCCATCCCTTCCGCCAGAGGATCGTATTCATGTCAAAGTTCGCCGCTCTTGCGCTCGAAGTCGACAAGCCGGGCCGGATGACCATTGTACATCCTGTCAGCCGGCAGCCGCTGCGGGATGCCGAAGGGAAGGAAGCGTTCGTCGATCTCTATTCGAACGACTCCGAGCCGGCGCGTAAACACCAACGTGCGGTGCAGCGCCGGCGGCTCGCGATGCGCGGTCGCGTCAAGCTCACGCCGGAAGAGCTCGAAGGCGAGATGGTCGATCTGCTCGCTGCGCTCACCGCCGACTGGTATCTCGTCGATCTAGCCGGGCGGCCGATCGATGTCCCGTTCTCGCAGGAGAATGCACGGGAGCTGTATGGCGACGCCGCGGTGTCCTGGCTGCGCGAGCAGGTCGACGAGTTTGCGGGCGACCGCGGAAATTTCTCGAAGGCCTCGCCGAAGAGCTGATCGCCTACGCGGAATTCGAATTCCGCATAGAGCGAAAGGAATCCGACGGGGCAACGGAGCGGCAGCATCGCGAGTCTGCAGCGCGCCAGCTGGCGATGCTGGGGCGCAAGTCAAAGGAAGAGGTCGCGCCGGAGCCGCCAGCCTTCCCTTATCTCCTCGGTTATGTGTGGGGTTGGTTCGAAGAGATCTTGGATGGTCTGGCAGCCAACGGCTTTGCTCCGCCGATGGTGACGTGGGCTGACATCGGTTGGTGGTCGGAATTGACCGGCAACGCTTTGGAGCCGTGGGAGGCGCGGTTGTTGGTTAAGCTCGGCTCTGTGCGCGCGATCGCGGTATCGGAGAAGACGAAGAAGCCGGCGCCAAACACGTCCCCGCCAACGAAACAGCGCTGACATGGGAATTCACACCCGTTTCGAACGAATCCAGGTCGCGGAACGGCGACGCCTCGCTGACGATCTCTTATCGCGCGTCATCGTCGACCATGTGTCGATGCGCCATCGCGAGGTGCAGGTCGTCAACCGCGCCATCGTCGGCATGGATGTGCCCTACACCGTCACGGTGAACGGTGTCGTGGTGTCTTCGGGTGTCGGTGAGTTGCTGGCGCCCCAGGTCAGGACAGCGGTCCGTGATCTGGTCGTGCGGCAGACCCGGACAATCCCGACAGTCAAGGTTGCGGTCGCGTTTCTGTTCACGGCGGCAATGCTGGCGACGTTGATGCGGTCGCGCCAGCAGCGCAATGGCGAGGCCGATCCGCTGGTCTGGATCGCGCGCCGGCTGTGGGAGCGCTCGCCGGTCGTGTCCGGCGAGTATCGCGACAACCACATCCTCTACGCAGACGGCGTCGAAGTCGGGACAGCGGCGGACGTCATCGCCGGGTTGGATATCCCGGAGGCCAAGGTCTACGCCTTCGCCAATACGGTGCCGTACAGCCGCAAGATCGAGGTCGGGGTTACCAAAGATGGCCGCGACTTCGTCATCCAGGTTCCCAATCGCATCTACGAGCGCACCGGCGACGAGGCCGGCAGCAAGTTCGCGGCGGACTGCGACATTGAATTTACCATGCAGGGTGTGGTTGGCGGCAACATGGTGAGCCAGGCGCTCGCTCACAGCTACGGCCAGCCCTGGTGGCTGGGCGATGCCACGGAGCCTCGGGCGGCCTCGGGTCTCCTCGAAACGCGGATCGCCAAGAAGTTCGGCAAGACGGCTCACAACCGGTCCGGTCGTCGCTTCCCGACCATCATCGTCAGGTAT